TGCTCATGGTTAACCAATGTTTATGCGCTCGCTAGCCTCAGTATTAAGAAAATCATCCGCTTGTGTCAAGATACGAGCAGATACTGGAATATCTATTTTCTTGTACTGGAATGTCTGTGAATTGCCCCTGACTTGAATGCGAGCAAAGTTCTTGTTCACATCAAGCGATACGTTTAAGTTTCGTTTTCTAAGAAATCGAGTAATCATCTTAGTAAGTGTAAGCCATGTTTAGGCGTTGGTTCTGTGCCTGCTGACGGATGAGAACGTCAATCTGCTGCTGGATGGCCGTTTCAGCCAACTGCTCAAGCACCACAGCCTCTTCAGCGCGACCTTCAGACTTGAGGAAGTCCGAGGATGCAGCGTTGGCCAAGTAGTCACGGAAACGCGCCGGGATCTCAAGGATCTGCCAAGTCTCGGAGGTCTGGTTGGCCGGCGTCACCCCAGCAGATGCGTTGATTCTGGCAACAAAGAAGTTCCCGTTGCTTGCCTTGGTCTTGTCGCCAATGGTGTAGTTGCCGCTATTCTGCCCAAGATCAAAGTAGATCTGCGAGCCAGCCGTATAAGCTACGATCGGATCGTACTTCACGCCAAACATGCGCGGAGGTGTCAGCCGATACTGCACAAACTGCTTTGACGTGTTAAACGTGCGCAGGTAGTTAACGTCATCCCCGAAGCTCTGGGGCGTCTGGTCAGCAAAGTCTTCCGCAATGAACGGCAGCGGAATTGCCCTGGTCGTCTGGCGAGGATCGTTCGTGTAGATGGCCAAGCCTTGCAGTGATCCTTGTGGAATCTGGATGAGCAACTGTTGGTTGTCCATGAACAACACCTTCGTCGTCAGGGGCGAGTTCGGGCCTGAGTAGGTAAAGTAGTTTGTGCTAGTAAACTCAACCTCAATCACGATATTCGTGATGTACTCACCAATCTCGTCAGTGGCAGTTGAGTAAGTAAAGTTGTATTGATTCTCACCAACAGATGTTAATGGTCCGTCATCCACGGAACCATAAAACGGATTCAAGAACTTAGCGTAGGAATCTCCCACAGTGCCAAGCTTGTATCTGTCATGCAGGAAGTCTTGCAGGTAGATCCGCTTGAAGTTGGTATCAAAGTTGATCCGCGTCGTGTTCGTGTTAAGATCGTTCTCGGTGAAGAAGTCTTCCGAATCTTCCGTGGACAGCGGAATGTTCGTCTCTGTGGCAAGGATGTTCAGCCCAGACTCAATCGACTCGACCGGCATACCGGGCCAAGTGTACATGTATCTTTGCACATCGGGCCACTCTTCCCGATCCCAGATCACTGACATGCGTCTCCAAGTAAAGTCTCGGATAGCACCAAAGGCTTTATCGTTTAGCGTAGTGCGATCCAAGCCAACAAGCTGGCAGACAGAAGCAAGAATGTCGCTAAACGGGACGGTCTTCATTGATAAACGGTGCGGGAACGAACATTTGTTGGCGTCCAGCCAACGTGGATCTCTTTGGTCCCTCCACTATTGACTCGACACTCAGGATTGTCACGCAAAAACTCATCCATGAACGCTTTATCGTTCCAGCATTCATATCCGAGCTTCTGACCCCAAAAGTGGTAAGCCGTAGGAGGTATACGAGCAGTCAGTTGACCCAACCCCTCAATTGACCTGTGCCTCTGCTTATTGATCTTCTCGTTTTGCTTGGCCTGCACTTCCGCTTCAATACGGTTCTTTTGCCAGCCTTTACGCAACTCTTGTTCAAGTTGAGGCACTAAGTCAGTAGGGATTGTAATCATAGTAAACATGGTGCCGTCTCTCCGGCTGTCACACCACTTCTAGCCCGATAAGGTCAGACCACGCAGGTGTCGCTACCGGTCTCTCCCGGCTGTCACACCACTCTCATTTGCGCCTTTAGGTATGGTGGCCCAAGGTCGGCAGGTGTCGCGTATCAACAACTACTAGGAGGAGTAGTCGAATTTCCCGAGGCCGAGCGGGTTGCCAACAACCAAGCCAGCGACGGCTTCGATGAGGCGAGCAGGGCCACCACCGTAATCGGGCAGTGCAGTGACGTTAGCGACGTTGCCGCCGTAGCGAACCTCGATGAGGTTCATGTCAAGCACAAGACCTTTGTAAGGCGTGGGTGTCCAGCTGGTGCCAGACACAGTTCCGATGAACGTGGAAGGATGCAGACGCACCGTTCCGAAGTCACCCTGGAACACGTCCAAGCTCTGGATGAAGGTGTCAGCAGCAGCGTCACGCTGGAAGGTCTGCACCTTGGTCGCACCAGCAGCAAGCGTGTTGCTGGAGTTGCTGACCGTTGTCAAAGCTGTGGTCCCGAGCAGGCCGGTGAAAGCACGCTTGAGGTCCGTTCCGACGATGGCGTCGAAGCTGGTGTAGTGGCCAGTCTGGTCGAAGATCGACTTCAGAAGCCCCTGCACACCTGCGTCCGTCAACCCGCTGGATGCACCAGTGAGGATCGAGGTCGAAGGAGTACGGAAGATCGAAGGGATATCTCCAGGGGTTGGTGTACCAGTACCAGCGGTGCTGATCCAGGTCTGCACGCCAGCGGTGCGGTAAGCCTGAGTCGTGCCGTTGTCCTGCTGCGAGAGCTGGTTCGACGTGAAGGTCGCTTCCATGTCACGCTTGATGCCAGTGATGCCCTTGCTGACGTTGTCAGCCAGTTCGTCACGCACACCTGCGACATCAGCGATGTCCTGAGTGAGGCGGGACACGCGCACTGCACGCCGGAAAACCTGCGCGTAGTTAGCGAGTTCAGCGCGGTAGCCAACGACGTAGTTGTCGTATGTGGAAACGTCCGTGCCGTCAACCACACCGCCTACCTGAGGGGTAGGAAGCGAGTCAGACTGCCAGCGGAAGTACATATTCCCGGGTTTGCTGCCTTTGCGAGCCATCGACGTAAAAGGAGTGTCCTTTGCGTCAACGAGCGCAATCATGTCCATCAAGTCTTCGCGTAGACCGCGACCGCTAAGTTGGGGTTCAGTAAGAATAGCCATAAGTAAGAGTAAACTGCGTTTGATTGTTAAGGACTTACACAAGTCCCATTGCTTTGATTACGTCAGTCATCCCATCTCTTGAATTGTTCCGAATGAACGATTGCTTGGCCTTCTGAAGGTCCGTCTGGGTCGTCCTTGCCGGTGCCGCCTTAATCGACGGTTGAGCAGGGGCGCGTTTGATCGGTGCAGTTGGTTTCTTCTGTGCTTTCTTTTCGCCGTAGGCTTTGATTCCCATAACTAATAATCCAGCTACATGTTTCCAGTCTGCCCGGCGCTTCTTCAGCTCTGGGAACTCACGCAGAATCTGTTGAGCAGTTTGATACTCCTCAGTCTCTGGCTTGCTCCACCAAGGAAAGTCTTTTACCACTTCCCCCTCGACGTAGGACTGCTGTTGCAGGTACTCTTCGCGGGCTGGCAGCTCGATTTCCTTGCGCCGAATCGCCAGTCTCTTCATGCTGCGAACTTCCTGGTCGGTCAGGTCTCTATCTGTGCCATCGGGCAGGGTGATGACTCCACCATCCGGGTTCTCTTCGCACCACAAAATGACATCCAACGCTCTCTGGCGTTCTTCCTTCACTTGTTCAAGTGTGGACAAACGCTCGACAACATCAGATACGTCCACCTGTCTTGCCGGCACCGAGGACTTCGCAGTCTCCAGTTCCTTTTGCAGTTCAGACAAACGTGACTTTTGCGCTTCCAGTTCAGCTTGAGCGGCCTTCTTCGCAGCAACTAACTTGTTGATGCGCTTCTGTACGCCTTTGCTTAACGAACTTTCTTCAGCTTCAGCTTCTTCTTCAATGGGCTGATCGGCTTCCACCTGTGCTTCAGCTTCCGAGTCCACAATTGGCTCTTCAGTCTCTGCTTCAGGTTCTGCCTGCTCCTGTTTGGCGGGAGTCGCCTCCTTCTCGTCAAGGAAACCAGACTTGAGCAGGTCACTAAGACTTTGCTGGTCTAGCAAACCGAGTTTTGATGCAACGGGTGTACTGCCTGCCTCCTGACTCCCGGCGTCAGGCTGTGATTGTGTTTCGTTCATGCTAATAGGTAGCAAGTCCTTATTTAATCAAACCAGTAACGCTGGTTAGCCCGCTTTTAGCGTTATGCCAAATCTTCGTTTGTTGTCAAGCCGTTTAATTCTCTAGCTTGTTTTCTTAATTCAATAAGTGTGCTCAAAAGTAGATTAATTCCGTCAGCTTGCCCTGCTGCATGTATCCTATCTTCTCCTTTGCAGTCTTTACTTATAGCAAGCATCCAATGTTGCTCTTGCAACTGCTCAATAACTTTTAGCACTTCGCTCCAGACGGAGTTCTTCCCTGAAAAGCCAAAGGCGTCCTTTTGATTTTCCGTCATTGTTGAGATACAGGAGTTACACCAATCCGGCCAACTTGCGCGTTTTGCTGTTGCATAACAGACATCTGAAGGCTCTTAACGTAGTTCTCAAAGAGCGCTCGGAAGTTCTCGTCCTGCTGGAGAGCAGCCTGCGCTTTTGGGTTGGACTGCATCACCTGCTGCGCGTATTGCAGCTTGGTCTGTGCAGCCGGGTCGTTCTCTTGGTAGAGCGCCTCGTTGCCGAGCAGCATGTTGCCAATGTCACTCTGCACACCCTTGAACATCTGCACGCTGGCCTGCTGTTGGTTGACGATAAGCTCGCTTGCCATTTCAGGCGCGATCGCTTGGATCATCATCTCGGTCAGCCGTGTTCTGTTTAACACACCACCAGTGTCCAACTGAGCAACCTTCGTGAGGAAGTCAATCTTCTGTGCGATGTACTCTTTGTCCATGTCCATCACGTCAAAGCGGACGTTAAGGTCAAACTCGTTGTGTATCTCAGACATGGTCTGCGGCAACTGCCCGCCAGTGACACGCATGATCTCCTCTGGACTCATGTACTGGCAGCACAGAGCAAACATCTGCCGGTAGATACTCCGCCAGCTAAGCAGCCAGCTATTGACGAGCAACTGCTGGAGCATCTGCGTCTTGGCTGGAGGCACCACCGGATTGATCGTGCCAAAATAAGCAGCATGGTTGGCCTCGACGCGGTTGATTAAGTTAAACGCCACCGTGGGCTCGCGTGCCGGCGGCTCCATGAAGCTGTAGTCCGTTGGACTTACGACAGGGAGCTGTACTCCTGGGCCCACCTTGTTGATGGCACCAATTCGTTTAACGACTTTGATGGGAGGTAGAGTCGAGAAGGCAGTGTGATCCCGAATGGAATCGTGCTGCGCCTTGATCTCGTCTTGATCAGTGACAGCCAGTTCGGGTATACCACGAGTATCAGTAATAGCGCGGCGCAACTGTTCACGACGGAATTCCACAAACGGGTATTCGCCATGAGCGTAATCAAGTCGCTGATGGATAGCCCACGAGGCTGCATCTTCCTTTCGATTGGACGCGGCTTGCGGACAAAAAACGGTGAAGTAGATGGCGGGAGCTTTTCCGTCGAGACTCTTCGTGTAAGCATAAACAACCTCCACCATGTTCATGTAGTTTACGCCGTTGTAAACCAACATGGTCGTTGTCGGCAGCAGGTTGATGTTGTAGAACGTGCTGCTCTTGCCGATCTGTTGCAACGCACGCTCAACCCAAGCCGGATCCCAACCTTCCGTAGTGATCTTCTCACGCAACTCAACCTCGGACATCCATGTCCTACGGTAAATGACCCGTGATCGCTGCAAGTCAGCCGTCTCTGGTGGAACGATGATCTCATCCCAAGGCTTAAGCGCAACGATCTCGGGAAGGTTCCGGCTGACGTACTCTTGGTCATACGTCGCACGTCCAGTCGTAGCCATCTCGTTAACCATGCGCTTGGCGTTGTCAGCGTCAAGGTCAGGAATCGCCGCTTGAATGATCGCAGCAGCCTGGTCGGGGGCGTCGAGGATCATCTGTGGCAACTCAGCCAAGACTGACCCCTGCGCCTGCGCGGCCATCTGGAAGAGTTCTTCAGCGGTAATCTCCTGTGTGCGCTTGCTGATACTCTGCTGCCAGCCTACGAAGAATGCAGACCAACCGTACTGCAAAGCGTACTGAGCGCCAAGCTCAGCTTCTTTACGCAACTCCTGTGGCATCTTAGAGTCACGAATCCAGTGCAAAAGGTTTGTTGCAATGCCACTCATCGGTGCATCATCGAGTGTGACCCCGGATGCTCGAATGGTTGCACGTTGAAAGGCGGTGACCAGTAGCGCGGAGAGTTCGTTGCAGGACGAGTCGATGAGGCGGTTGCGAACATCGCTCGCACCTTCAAATGGCCACGCCGGGCTACCCTCGGGGCGCGCCGTACTGTGCTTTTTGCCGTCGTCTGTCTGTCCAGCCCAGCGAGCAAAGCGGATGTTATCAAACTTAGTCACCAAGTTGCCCTGTGACGAGTTAATCATCGAGCGGTTGTACTCGCTCAATAGCTCGCCAATGTCAGGCGTATCAGAAGCAATAGCTAAAGGATCAACTGGCGATATCATATTTAATAACTTCCGGTCATAGACATTCGTTTAGATTGCTTTTCCCAATCCAAGCCGCCAAAGTATTGCGGCTGCATCACAACCATATACCCTAAAGCGTCGATAGGATCTTTACTAGCACCTTTTTGTCCATCTTGTCCAGTCCATTCCTTTAAACTATAAATCAAGTTCTGGCAAGACTCATGTACCATCAGTTTTGGGTGGTTTTCACCTTTTACCATTGGTTTTTCTCTATCCCATGACAAAAGATCATTGATTAATAGCACCCGCTCCTCAATTGGCAGGCCAGCAGCGGGCGTAAAGATGAGTGGATTGTCAGCCTGACTGAGCAGGTCAAGTACAGTGACGCCGCCGTCCTTGGTGATCGTCTCTGTGCCGGCAGTCCTTGGGTCAATCCAACGATCCACGATCATCTCGCGCTTATCCCCGGCAGTCTCCAAGCTCCAGATAAGCTCAGTGTACTCGTTAACCCCGCGGCCTGCTCCCGCTTTCTGTGCCGGGCCAGCTCGTCCGTCAGCCTTGTCACTAGGCAGCGCCCATTCCCCGTAGCTTTGGTCGGGCCATTCACGGTAGACCCACAGTATACCGTGCTTGTCTGCCCTAGCCCAGAGCATAAACCAGTTCCGCGCCCCAGCCGGATCGACAGCCATATAGTTGCTCCCGTCAGGAATAACGTCCTCCGCGTCACCTTTCCACAGGTTATGGTCACCAAACATAGGGAACTCGGAACCAGCCGTCTGATCTGCCCAACCGTAAGCGCGGATTTTAATGTCATGGCTAGAGCGCCCCGAAAGCTCCTGCTTCATCCGTTCCCAGTTGTTGTACGGGTTGAGTTCCGTATGATACCAGATGCAGGCATGCCGGCCATACAGATTCTCCGCCATATAGGGCATCTCACCCTTGGGGACGGTTAGAACATTGTTATTGGGTAATAACGGACTTTTGCGGGTAGCCGTTACCTTGGCGCTATTGATGTACTCCTTCACGACCTGAGTGTAGCCTTGCACCGGGGTAAAGGTGACAATCAGCTTACCCGAGCGGGTGACCAGACGGTAGCGCAGCGTCTCCAGCCAGTTCTGCGGGACAAGTTCGTCACACCAGACGTAGTCCACCTCACCACCTTCAACGACCTTAATGTCCTGGGCGTAGTTGAGGAACCAGATCTGGTTGCCCATGT